GACAGGTAACAAATATCGGAACATGGGCTGCTAGAGAAGCAGGAACATTAGGAAACAATATCAAAGTTTCTGTATGTCCTAACTCTACTGCTTTTGGACCACACTCACAAAGTGGAACTTTAACAAATGACGCTACTGCTGCTATCGGAGATACGACAATCACTATGGATGACGGATCTCTATTTCAAGTAGGTGATATATTAGAATTTGGTGACGCAAGTAATGTGCCTTCAACTGATGGTGCACCTTCTGGATTCTTTTATAAGATAACTGCAATCAACACACACATTTTAACAATCGCAAGATTCAATCCTCAAACAGGTCAAACTGAAGTTGGTGGATTAAGACACGCTATTGTTGACAATGCTAAAGTTTTAAGACATTGGGAATATTACTTTAACTTCGCAAGTGCTCCAACAACAACAGATGACGTATCTAATGCTGGTGGATCAAATGACGAAATGCATATCGCAGTAATAGATGAAGATGGTGGAATCACAGGAACTGCTGGAACAATCCTAGAAACTTTCGAAGGTGTTTCACAGGCTAATGACGCTAAAGATTCTACAGGTGGTTCAAACTATTACCCACAAGTAATATATCAAAAATCAAAATACATCTATTGGATAGATCACATCTCAACTTTATCAGATGGTGTTGCTAAGACAGGAACAACTTTTGATAATACAGTTGGTGACGCATTTGTAGTATCTAATACTTCACTTGTAAGTGGAACAGATGATTATGCTGCTACTAATGCTGAATTGGCTACTGCATACGAAAAATTTAACGACAAAGAAAATGTTGATTTAAGTTTATTAATGTGTGGTCCTTCTCAAACAAGTGCTGACGCTACTGGAGACACAAAAGCGACTGCTGTTATGGATGTCGCAACAGCAAGAAAAGATTGTGTTGCTTTCATATCGCCTGCAAGAGCAGACGTAGTTGGCGTTGCAAACGCAATCACACAAACTCAAAACGTAGTAGGATTTGCTGATGGTTTACCATCAACAAGTTATGCTGTAATTGATAGTGGTTACAAATATATGTACGACAGATACAATGACGTTTACAGATTCGTTCCTTTGAACGGAGATACTGCTGGCGCTTGTGCTAGAACTGACAGTATTGCAGACGCATGGTTTTCACCAGGCGGATTCACTAGAGGTCAGATTAGAGGCGCAGTAAAACTTGCTTACAATCCAAATCAGGCTCAGAGAGATGAACTATACAAATCAAGGGTAAATCCTGTTGTATCATTTCCTGGACAAGGTACTGTATTGTTCGGAGATAAAACTGCTCAATCTAAACCTAGTGCTTTTGACAGAATAAACGTTAGAAGACTGTTTATTGTATTAGAAAAGGCTGTTTCTACTGCTGCTAAATTTCAAATGTTCGAATTCAATGATGAATTTACAAGAGCACAATTTAGAAACCTAGTAGAACCTTTTTTAAGAGATGTACAAGGTCGTAGAGGACTTACAGATTTTTCAGTAATCTGTGATGATACAAATAATACTGGAGATGTTATCGATAGAAACGAATTCAGAGCTGATATCTTTATCAAACCTGCTCGTTCTATTAATTTCATCCAACTTAACTTTGTCGCTACAAGATCAGGCGTTGCCTTTTCTGAAGTAGCAGGCGCTTAATCATAGAGAGGAGAAAATACTATGCCAAATATTAATGAATTCAAATCTCGTTTAAGAGGCGGTGGAGCACGTGCCAATCAGTTTAAGGTAACTTTACCTTTTCCTGGTTACGCTGCTGTAGGTGGTGAAACATCTGATCTTGCTTTTTTATGTAAAGCAACTGCTATACCTGGACAAAATCTAGGTAATGTGGCTGTTGATTTTAGAGGCAGAAAACTTAATATCGCTGGGGATCGAACATTTGAACCTTGGACAATTACGGTATTAAACGATACTGACTTTAAATTATACAGAGCATTTGAAAGATGGATGAACGGTATAAACAACATGACTGACAACGAAGGTATTGCTAATCCTAGTGATTACCAAGTTGATGGTTTCGTTGACCATTTAGATAGAAATGGTAATACTTTAAAATCATACACTTACAGAGGACTGTTTCCAACTGCTTTAGACTCAATAGGTTTGAATTACGGAACTAATGACGCTGTAGAAGAATTTGGTGTCACGTTTCAAGTTCAATATTTTGAAACAGATACGACTACTTAATAAAATAAAAGTTAAAAGGAAAATTATAATATGGTTAAACTACTTGGTTTCCAAATAACAAGAGCCGAAGATGATCTGGAGAAGCCAGCAAGTGCTAAACAAGCATTTACTATACCTTCTCCAGATGACGGTACAACAACTATATCTGCTGGTGGTTATTTTGGTCAGTATCTGGATATGGAGGTCACTGCCAAAAATGACTTTGAATTAATCAAAAGATATAGAGAAGTTGCTCAACATCCTGAATGTGATATGGCTGTTGAAGATATCATCAATGAGGTTATTATTTCTAATGAGAGGGACGCTGCTGTTTCTTTATCTTTAGATAAACTTGCTATTTCGGAAAATATTAAAACAAAAATTAGAGCAGAGTTTGATGAGGTCTTACGACTATTAAACTTTGAAGAAAAAGGTCACGATATATTTAAAAGATGGTATGTTGATGGAAGAATTTATTTCCATAAAGTAATTGACCCAACTAGTCCTAGAAAAGGGATTACAGAATTAAGATATATTGATCCACGAAAAATGAAAAAGGTTCGTGAGATTACTAAAAAAAGAGACCTTAAAGGTAAAGGAATTGAAGTTGTAGAACAAACTGCCGAATGGTTTGTGTACAACGAAAAAGGAATGTCTTCTGGTACATCTAATACAGGTGTTAAGATTGCTTCTGACTCAATTACTTTTGTTACCTCTGGCGTTGTTGACCAAACCAGAAATATGGTTATGAGTCACTTACATAAGGCAATAAAACCAGTTAATCAATTAAGAATGATTGAGGACGCTGTTGTTATATACAGAATTGTAAGAGCGCCTGAGAGAAGAATATTTTATGTTGACGTAGGTAATTTACCTAAAGCAAAAGCAGAATCTTATTTGCGTGATGTAATGTCAAGATACAGAAACAAACTTGTATATGACGCTTCAACTGGTGAGATTAGGGATGACAGAAAACATATGTCAATGCTTGAAGACTTTTGGTTACCTCGTAGAGAAGGTGCAAAAGGAACTGAAGTATCTACACTTGCAGGTGGACAAAACCTTGGTGAGATTACCGATGTTCAATACTTTCAAAAGAAATTATATAAGTCTTTGAATGTACCTATTTCAAGAATGGAATCTGAGGCAGGTTTTAATCTTGGTAAGGCTGCTGAAATTACAAGGGACGAATTAAAGTTTACTAAATTTGTTCAAAGATTAAGAAAAAGATTTACACAGGTCTTTAGTGATGTGCTTAAAACACAATTAGTTTTAAAAGGTATTGTCACAATTGAAGATTGGGTAAAAATAAGACCTCATATTCAATATGACTACTTAAAAGATGGATACTTTGCTGAATTAAAAGAGTCAGAAATTTTAAGAGAAAGATTAAGTCTTGCTCAAGAAGTTAGTCAATATGTTGGAAAATACTATTCTGTTGAATATGTGAGAAAAAATGTGTTAAGACAAAGTGACGAAGATATAATTGAAATTGACAGTCAAATTGCGAAAGAAATAAAACAAGGTATTATCGCTTCTCCTGAAGGACAAGATATGACAGGAGATACTGATTCACCAGATGATAATGCTGATATAAATATAGGAGATGAATAATTATGCCAAATGATAATGTAAAAGATATGATAAACTCACTAGCAGGTGGGGATAATGTAAAGGCTCAAGACGCATTTAAAAATGCTTTGTCTGATAAAATTGGACAAGCACTTGATGATAAAAGACAAACAGTTGCTACAGACTGGTTAAATGCTGGTACTGAATTACAAGCAACTAAAGACGCTGCTGGATTAGATAATGCTAGTGGTGTGGTTACACCAGGACAAGAAGTTGCTACAGAACCAACATCTGATCCTGTTGAAATAGATCAAGGTGGAGAACAAAATGCAGAACCTGTCGTTCCAGAAGTTTAAAAAACAACTGGTAGAAAAAAAGGACGATAGTCCTAAAGAAACTGCTGAGTTTAAAAAGTTATCGCCAGCTGAAAAGATGGCAGTAAAAGACATTTACACTATGTTAAATAAAACTAAAGGTAATATAATTAGTAAAATTGATGGTATTATAAAACAAGTGGCGAAAAAAAGAAATATTAAAGTGTCAAAAATAGAAGACTATATTGACAACGAAATTTTAAGTTAGGGAATAAAAAATGGCAATTGCAACAAGAACACTCAAAGATACAACTATCGCAACAGGTAGTGGTGCTGCTGGTGGTAAGGTTACTGTATTGGTAACTATGGAAGATAACACTACTGCTAATTCTAATGTATTAGACGCAAGTGGTTTAACAGGTCATGCTAACGGTGCAAAACTAGACATCACTAGAATATGGTGGGGTTTAGTACAAGGTACTGCTGATGATAATACAGGTTATGTACAATTACAATTTAAAGGTGCTTCATCTGATACAACAGCGATAAATCTTGCAGGCACAGGTCACTATGACGGTACTGCTGGTAAGATAGAAAACAATGCTACTAATACCACAGCGACTTCAGGAGATTTAGAGTTAAGTGCTTTTGGTACTTCTGGATATGTGTTAGTAGAATTAAGAAAAGACGAATCGTTTACAGCGTAATTTATTATGACAATAACTAATACCAAAGTAGTGGATACTACTGACAAATATATTGTTCAGTCAAAAGGTATTGGT